ATAAATAGGGACGTACTACTATTTGGCCAACTTTTAGCCTCTCTATAAGAGTAGTGTGTGTCTCAAGTCCCCTTAGAAACTCTCCATGAATAGAAGGTCACCTTCGGATTCACTATCGAATTCCTGGCTGACCGCATATTCGGTTACAGCCTGTAGCTGAAGGTGTATTTTATAACATTTCCGCCTTAATCTTCGTAATTTCTTTTTTAGATCTAATTGGTGTTGTCGCGCCAGCCCAATCGTGTTCATGATTACCATATACTCGTTGTCTGTAATTTTTTCTTTGAAATCATCAACCAGAGAAACTAAAGAATCAATTTTACTTGTCATTAATATATTTATATATATTAATAATGAATAATAATAACAAAATTCTACTGGTAGAATCTAATAATTCTGCGGGCAAGTTATATACGGATCGTCAAAACCGGAATGGCGTTGTAGGTAATAATAAAATAAATAAAAATAACGCTGCCTGGAATACTGATATTAAATATGGTATAAAAATGAATGTCGGGGATCAATTAACCATAAGTGCTACACAGATTAATTTACGAGGAGAACCTGATGCCAGTATGGAATTCTCCGGGGGCGACTTATCCCTGGTGACTCAATATGAAGCGCCATTAGTAGATAATATAGCAACTATTGAATATGGATATTATTTTACAAATCAAAGGCAATATAATATTAATCTTCCATTAATAAATCATAGAGTAGCCGGTCCCACGCAGTGGGACACACCCGTATATGGTTGTTGGGCGGGTGAAGATGTTGGAGCAAATAGTTGGGATTCGTTTTTTAATAGTTATCCGGCTTGGGGATTAGAAGGTGTAGCTAAAATGAAAGATATATTGACTACTCCTGTCACAGGTGTCACAACGGCTATAAGAGACTGTCCAACAATGAGTTGGACTACTCAATTATTTACCGATGCGACTAAGGACGATACTTATCTTATAAGCTCAGTAGTTACCGGCGTCCATCCAGTAGCCGGCAGAGATCTTTTGGAAACTGTAGGCAATGGTGTTTATGTCTCCAAGGGAAGGCGCCCACAAATAGGTTCAATGTATTGTGGAACAGGAACTGCCCCGGCTATTAGTAACGCTCCTTTTCAAATTGCTTTTCCTAGTGAAAAGAGGCTTTATAAAGTAAAGACTAATTATAAGGAATGGTGTAAAGCTTCTACTTCGGCAGGTGAAGCGCCAAAAGATGATTTGGATATAACAACAATTCATCATTATATTACAACTGATAAATTACCTTTGACCGCCCAAAAAGGATTTCAGACTCCTGATAGTGTTGCTGGTAGTTTAAACGAGCAGTTACATGAAAGGACTGGTAAAGCTAATAATTGGGACGATGAAAATATACTGCCTTATGTATATGAACATGATGCCTTATTCGCTATGGCCGACAAATACATCTTTGGAAAAGATAAAATTCTTGGTGACCAACTTCAGTATGTTAATACCAACTTAACTACCGGCAAAGAGAGAACAACTGGTGGTTATCAATGGGACGCTGGAACAAGATTAAAACGTAAAGCTGTAACTCAAGTAACCGATAAATTTATGAAAACTGTATCAACAGCAACAGGAAGATTATTAGAAAAAATTTGGATTGACCCAGACATTCAGGACCCCACGGGCCCAGGACCCAAAGCTGAATGGGCAGATTTTACTGCTGATATTCCAGGTAATACTACTGGAAAGGCCGGGTCGGCAGATAAAGGTGGTTGGCGAGGTATAGGATTAGCTCATGATCCTGCGGAGGACACGAGAAATCCTTCTGAAAATGCGGAGCCAGATATACAAGGTAGGTGGGGAGCAGATAAAGATGGTCATAATACCTACGTTGGAGAGAACGGTCGAGATATATTTTATAATGATTTATTGGTCGGAGAAATGGGTAGATTCAATGCTTTAAATTTATGGAATAATTTAAGGGATCGCGCCTTCAATATGGAGGCTATGATACGAGCAATGTTTCTCACCAGCGGCCGCACTCGCCCCACGAATCCGATACTACCCAACCCAGGATCACCATTTTACAATTTTCCTAAGTCCTGGAATTATCCATTTGAGAACCAAGACGAAAATGATGGTGTAGAAATAGATTTAAAAAGACTGTATATTTCTTCTGGGAGATGTGTGCCATTCGTTGTCCATAATTACATACCTCCTCCAAATTTGGAAAGCACTCCGCCTCAACCAGATGTAAATATAAATGTATTTAACGGTAAAGGTCAATTTGGTTCTCAAGTAGTGGGAACAGATAATTGGGCAAACGCTTCAACAACAACTATGAAAATAAATACTACATCTGGAGGAACACCACCACCTGGCATAGGAGATTTTACAAGAATAACTAATGATTTTATATTAAATTTAGATTTAGCAGTTGCTCCAAAAATACGTGGTTTATGCTATACAACAAATATTATAGCGACTCCCAGAAGTATAGCATTGGTAAAAAAGGCTTTATATTCGGCAAAAAAAGTTGGTAAATTTGCGTCAAGATCTCCATTAAACAACAATGTTAATGACCCGGAATCGGTAGCAAAACAATTTGTGACCGAATTAGACCATGGAGCTACAGATGATGGAGGTAGTGTAAATGTGAATTCACCATTAGGAACTCCTACTCCTGATGTTTCAGCATTGAAATTAAGTCTTCCATCTCCGTATAATGTAGTCTTGGTCTCTGGTGTCCCTGGCGCCGGTTTTCTTAATTATCAATCACAAATCGTAAATTGGGATTTGACACCTAAAGCCGCGCCAGTTCGTCCTCTTGCGAAATTCACAGGTATCCGAAGAAACTTTGCCAATGCTTCTCAAAATACAAGGCCACGCAGGTCAGAATATCATACGTTCTATGATGAAGAATTAATGAACCCGAAAAATGGCAATGTTACTCTTCCGACTGGCACACAATTTAAATTTACAGATAGTACAGGTAAATATTTTAAGCATCAAGATTTTTTAAGACCAGATGTAAAAGCTAAAGAATATTATAGCACAGAACTGGGACGACGTATTGATTTATTAGATGGAGAAATAGATAGAGGTGTAGGTATAGTTATTGTTTATCCTAAAAAATGGGTGGCTACTTCCACTCCGGCCTTGGCGGCTGGTAATTTTAATGATATGAACAGAGATCAGTATTTAGATTATGATGATCAATTTCAAACCCCAACTTCTCAATGGCCTGGAACTCCGAATATAGGTAATACTTTGCCAGTCTTTGGAGGCACGGAAGCCTCGCCGATGCCCAAATCTGATCTTTTTTCTCAAGATGACCTGGAATGGGCTAAACAGCAGTGGGAAGATACTCCATTCATAGCATTTGTGATGATGGGTGTAGATAATCCTGATAATTTACCTGTGGCTGATATTGATAAATTTTTACCTAATTCTCCTCCTGGCGATTTCTTTGGATTTTCAAATTCTTTTTCAGACGGCGAATTCGGAAAAATTATAAATACGCAACGTGTAAATCCTAAAGCTTATGGTTCAACTCAAATGACCACCACTTTAAAGCTCACTAATACAAGTTATGGTAATTATGTAAGTAAATTTAATAGTTTATATTACAATATATATGATTATTACCCTTACGCGGTAATCGGTGCTTCTGATCCGACTTTTAATTTTGGAGCAACAAGTGGTAGGTTCGAGATAAGCTCCCTACATACTCCAACTTATGTAGGAAATGGTGCTTGGTGTGATGTAGATAACCCGGCTGGTGCCGATTCTCAGGCGAACGAGGAGGTAGCTATATTAAACGGTAAGCAAAGTTGGACCAGTCAATTAACTTTAACAACTAAATTAGTAGGACCTATACCGTTTTACGGTAATTTCGGACTCAGTGGTGCGCCAGGAGATCCCTCTACTGATTTGAATTATCAAACCCCCCAAACCACTCGATATAAAAATGGTGGTGTGCCTTTAGACCATACACTACTTAATAATTTTTCCGGTGGTGGTTGGCTCGGAAATACTACCTACCCGCCTCAATACGCAGACTCTATGATTGTTATACCGTGGGAGAATATTGGTCAAGCTAATGAAGAGCATCGTATAATAACAAGCCAGTCAGGTGTAGGTATAATTAATATTTATGTGCCAAATACAAAAGTAAATATACCTAAATATTTAGGGACGTTGGGCGTTGAATCCTATTTAAATAGCCCTGGAGTTCTTCTATCGTCATGGACACCGAATTCTTATACGAATACTTTATTTTATAAGATGGGTTTCGAGCTGGAACAGCTTCTTCCTATTGCTCCTCAAACCCAGTCAAACTCATTTAATAGATCTAATTTTAATAAGTTTATTGGTTACGAAGGTCAAACATTAATGAATAAATCTGACAATATGGTTTATCCATTTACTACAAATGGTTATATAACAGGAACAATTAATGTGTTAGGTCAAAATCGTAATTGGTTAGGCTTTGATACAATTACAGCTCTGCCTAACACTGGATTGAAGCCCGCGATTTCTTCTCACCCCTCCACCAAAGAACCCGGCCAGTATAACCAACCAGGGTTTATAGGTTTGGGTTTGGAATGGGGTAATAATAGAACTATTAATCTTAAGCAATTACCGCCAACAGATGTTTATGAAATGTTTAGTATGGGTGGTTTAAACTCTGCTGTTCCTACCAAAATAACGTGCGAGAGTGATGTTTTAACGGCCAGACGGCAACCTAAAAAATATGATTTTTCGTATTTATTAATTCATAGTAATATAATCCAACAATCTCCTAATTTTATAGGAACAAATAAAATATTACCAATACCAGCGATAGGTTATTTGTCTCGTAACTATTCAAGTAGTGATTTCTTTTATTCATTCGATAGTGATTTTAGTTATACTATTGATAAATCCTACGTGATGAATAATTTTGATATTGAAATTCGCTTACCCAACGGGCAATTTGCCCAAATTGAAGATAATTCAAGTTTAATATTTAAAATAACACGGGCGAAACCAGCAATAGGGCCTATTCCTGGTCCTCCTAAGCCTATGACAAAAGATGAATTGACGAAACAGGAAAAGGCTGAATTAGCTTATTATAAATCTTTATTTAGTTAAAGGGGAGTATATACAAAATAGTGTTTTTGTATAAACCTCCTAAAAATAATCATCGTATAGGTTCTTTTTTTTAGCACCAGTAGATAATAAATCTGGGATTTTTTGTGGTTGTTTTTTTTGGGATTTAGGTTCTTCCTTTTTTTTTGGTTCAGGCGGCGGCGGGGCTGTTTTACGTGCTTTCGCATTTTCACGCTGGCGCCAGTTATTTTTAATATTTTTATATTGTTCCATGTAATTCATAAAACTATAGAATCCATCAACATTAGCAGGGTGGGGCATAGGAGGCAAATCTTGATTCGCTGCGCGCTCGTTGGAAAGTGGTTTGGCATGAATTGGTAACTTTTGCTTTTCCTTCACTGTAGCTCTGTTTTCTGCTCTTTTTTCTCTCATACGTGCTAAGTTATCTAATTGTTTTTGGCTGGCTTTTCTTTTTTTTTTCACAACTGGTTGAACATCTAATTCAACTTCTTTAGGTTTTTCAATAAAAATAGATTCGGCTTCATCAATAACCGGATCTGCGGTATTGACAATTTCTTGTACTTCGGGAGCTGGTATTTGTTCTTTGGATTCAACATTCGGTAGGTTAATACTATCCATTTATAATAAACGTAGAAAATATTTTTTACATTTATTACTTATAATTCTTCTAAATCTTCTTCAACTTTCTCGTCCTCAGTATCCGATTCGCTATCAGCGCGAACCACATTGCGCATCTTTTCAAGTGGTTTAAGACCGTCCCAAACTTTATGAGTAAATCCATTATAAGCATGGGGTGGATTTTCGGTATAATCTATATGTAAAAATTTATATGGTTCTTTCCAAACGTGCTTACATATAGCTTTAAAATTTTTATCAGAACCAAAAGAGCTCCCGAGTTCCTCCGTAATCTTGGTCATTTCATTGTGGTTAGAATTTCTGCCGAGGATTGCGAAAGTCATATTTGTCCTAACAAGCGGGTGTACCTCCTTAAAAACTTGACTGGAAAATAAAAGTAGGCCAATTCCGTAATGACGATACCTACTGGCAAGCTTATACACAAGACTACCCCGAGGAATGCCGACGAAATCATCTAAAATGATAGCTATAACAGGTCGGTCTTTTTTACGTTTATAGGATAATTGTTGGTTAATTATACTTTGAATAATACCATCTGAATATTCGCCATAACAGGTTCCTGGGAAACTTTCTTTCAAAAATCTACTTGTGTTATCATTCATGATAGTATTACTAATTATATGGACTTGGTCAAAACAGTCTTTATAAAAACTTTCTCCTAATAATAAATTTGTAATAATTGTACTTTTGCCCGACTTCACGGGCGCGATCATTAATCCCAGGGAACCAGTAGAAACGTCAGGTAGGTTTTCGTGTAGTTCTTTACCGATGTCCATTCTATCGGGATCAGGTATAACTTCTTTAATTTCTAAATCAGAGTTCATTAATATAAAGCAATATATATTTTATATTAACAAAATTATTCAGTAACAGATACATTTCCATTTTTAAGTATAAATTGGCGTTCTACTTTACCCCAAACAAATGTTATAATTTGATTTGCTGGTGAATCCTCAGCTCCTCTATAAAGGGTTCTTTGAAGTAAAATAGGTTTTTGACCTACTTGAGTGCCTGCTCCGGTAAGAGGGTTAGTAACAAGATCGACACCACAATAGTGTTGATGACCTGAAAAATTCGCATCACTAATACCATTGAGCGCATAGGATTGAGTGGTGCCAAATGCTCGGAAAGTCCTAGGAGCAGCGAGGGCAGAGTGGTCAGTTATTTGGTCAAAAGAGTATTCACATGAGGCAACTTGTAGCTCAACACCTTCAATTTGCGCCAGATAATTTGCCTTAGTACTTTCATTTACTACAGGCCTGTTAAATAACTCGCGGTCATTAATTCTTAAATTATATTCAGAAGGTTTAGATGTAGCAGTTGAACGATATACACCTAATAATTGACCATCAGTGGCATCTACGCCAGTGAGATAATCGGCCCACATAATATTTTTAACAGTTCTTGAAGAAAGGCCAATTTCGCGATTGACAGATTGAACAGTAGGAGCTGCTCCGCCTCCTGGTGCTGCTGCCCCAGGAGCAGTAGTCGTTGTAAGAACAAGATCATTGTACCCCATTTGAAGTCCTGATTCGCTCATAACAACAGCCGCCATTTGAGCCATACGGTCATCGGTGTAGGTTAGATAGTCAGCTAAAAATTTAACTTGAGTTGTAGCAATCCTCGATGAGCCCGCAGCGACAGCGTTGGCAGCAACATCACTTTGTACCCAAGAAGTGTATTCATCACCAGGACTCCATTGAATTTCTATAGATACCGGTTCTTGAATTAAATATAGTGGGAGCTGTACTGAACGCATCATCGGAAATAGATCTGATAATTTAATAGCGAATACTGCGGTTTCCTCTTCTAAAGGTTTAATTAGGTTTGTGAGTTGAGAGGGAGAATCGGTGTTGGGGATTCCTTGTGGTGTGCGTCCCCACGAACCATTCATAGGTTGTAAGCCGCCGTCTTCTGTATTAGAAGGTTCTAATCCATCTACAGTCCCTTCGAGAACGCCGGATTTCCTAATGCGTTCTTCAGCAGATTTAAACTGGCGCATCATAGTATGATAACGGCCGAAGCTATTTGTTGTCGCAACAGCAGTAGCACCAATACGTAAAGTAGCACTTTCTATAAAAGAGGCGCCACCGGTTCTAATAGGGGGGAAGATTTGTGTATCCGGGTATGTGGCGTCACGCGGTCTAACAACTCCTACTTGAATGGCCGAGTTGATATCTAAGATTCCTCGTTTTTCCAGAGTAAAGCGACAGACATGCTGTGTACACACAACGGGTTCTAAAATACTGGTATGAATACTCATGGTATCAACAGTTGCCATAGGCTTGGTTTTGAGAATATCAGGAAGACTCATTTAATATATACTATAATAAAATAAAATTTTATTAGATTATTTTTTGTTTTAATATGAAAAACAGTAAGACGTAAGTTAGCTCTCTGTTCTCTAAAATCTTAGAATTAATTTTAAGTTTTCTTTTTTAGGTAGATCTGTAATTTCTCATATATATGGATTTCGTTTTTTTAAACTCCTCGTGTTCTTTACCAGGCATGTGAAAAGGTTTCCTTGAAAAGGTAACATTACTACTAATATTTTTTTGACAAATAATATAAGCGCAAGCTCCCAGCCAACCTGTAACGGTGGCAAAATGAATAGCTGATATTTTGAATCCATTGTCTTCAATAATTTGTAGTCTTTTAGGTGTTAAGTTCATAACGCCTATTAATATACCTATACCTTTTCGTGCTTGACTACAGGCTTTAATTAAAGTTTGTGTTATTTTACTCCAAGGAGGATTAGTAATAAACCAGTCATATTCCTTATTATTCGTAAAAAAATCAATACCTTCGTCAATTTCGCAAAATAATTTAGGATTATTAGGAAATTGATTATAAAAATGACCACTTCCTTTACAGCCGTCCATTATAATATCGCCTATACCAATAGGAGTCATGTCAATACATAATTTAGCAAGAGCCACCGGTGTCATTTTAAGATCATTTGGTTTATGCTTAATTTTGCTAATTTGATTCATATATATAACATTAGATTAACTTACAACTCTAATTCCTTCGGGGGAATAAAGTAGGGTGCTGGAAGCTAAAATATATGTAAATAAGGAGTTAGGGTGCTGGCCATCGAGCTCACTTCTAACGCGAACAGAGTAGGGAGTTCTCGAATAATCCACCCCGTGCCGAAAAATATCTTGCCGAATTCCGAGACCAAATACTGGTCTTTTGTTGGCAAGAGTCATACCCCAGCGGTCTTCCCCTCCGCCTATATTTCTTTCAGGAGTATTTCTATTGAGGCCTTCATAGGCGTTTAGACGAGTAGCTTTACCGTCTTCTGTTTGAGCTGAAGCTAAAGTATTATCAAGGTCATTAATATTTTTAATAGAGCTTAAATAGGTTTCAAGTGTAATAGCGTCAATTGATGATTTTTCATTAGAAATGACACCAGGTTGTTGTTCATCAATGCGGTTTTCTCTGGGGAATAAAATTCCGGCTTTACTATAAGCTACCTCTTTAATTGGAGCAATTGCTGCGCCATTTTGTAATTTATACGTACCATTGGAAAGCTGTTGAGAGTTATTAACAAAAGTAGTTGGCACAATATTATGTATAATCGATTGAACTTTACTGGCACCAAGATTAAGTGATACAGTTTGGTCACTGCTATTTATAACACTGTATAATGACGAGTAGGCATTGTATTGAAGAGCCCCATTAGAGGCATTATTCATCATTTGTGCCCCTTCTTCGTCTGGCACCAGTAAATCGTAAGTTAAATGAACGTTTGAAAGCGTATATGAGAAATCACCTATTTGAGCGCCACCCGCAGCGGAGCCCGATTGAAGAGTTTCGACTGCCTGTGGGTCGGTTGCTTCTCCTAATAACCATGGTTGTAATACACTGGAATCAGGAGCACATTCTAAATTCATTATCATACCTCTGGTGCCATTTTGACCCAACGGGACTAATCCTGTTCCTGATAACAAGCCACAACGAATAGGTATAGAAAAAGAACGTTTTGTATTAAGCGAACAAGCTTGAACAATAGACCTTGAACTAGTAATATTTCCAAGAGCATTACCATTATTTAAATCAGCTCCGCCATGAGTGGCAGGAACCAAAGAACTTAGTAAGCGAGGATATTCTTTAATATGTTCTAAAGTTTGATTATCTAAAGTAGATAAAGTGACTTGTCTAATTGCGGAAGCCACGCCAACTCTGGAGTCTATAGAACAATTTTTTCTGGTTGCTCCATTGCCTATTCCTACTCCGCCGTTATTTAAAATAGGGGCACCAGCACCATCAGTGATGTTAAATTCACCGCAAAGGCGAAGCGATTTACCTACAAGATATTTATCTGATTGGGCGATGAGAAAAGAGATAATAGGGTAACCACCTCTAAAACTAAATGAACTATCAGGGGGGGCATTGATTGGGTCAATTTGAACTTTTTCAGTAGCAATAATATTTGCGGACATATATAATAGTTAAATAAAATAATTTAATTACAATAATATAATTTAAATATGTAAAATCATATAATTCCTTATAAGATTTATCTAATAACTGTAACTCCGTCGGCAGTAATAATCATTCTATTTAAATGAATAATGTTATTGTTGAGGAGAAAGTTATCAAGAGATGTGTCGTTTTGGTAGGTAATCCTTAGCATAGTAGTGGTTTCCTGTAAATCATGAACTTGTCCGTATCTACTAAGTGCTCTCGCAAATATTAGACGTTCCGATGTATTCCAAAGATTTCTACAAGATATTTTTGCGTTTTCAATAGCCTTTTCGTTTTCCATGATGTGTAGCACTGGATTTTTATCATACAAATATTTTTGGAGGTCTATAGGCCTGTCTGGAATAATCGAGCCGTTCATCGACCACTGATATGATAATTCACGGTCATAACTACCAACCAAAGAACTGGCTACACTATTCGTTTGATTAGTCATTAGGAGTGGCACAGAAATAATAGAATAAGCTCTCGACTCATTTGCTGGTATAAGATTAGAAGTCATTCCCTGAGCATTTGTAATATTGCCTCTATATACGGTTGAAGTACAATAGTCCATTTCAACTCCCGAGGAATTCACTTTATTAATCATACTTTCAACGTAGCCAGCAGGGGGTTCAACTTGTAAAATAGACAATTCTAAATCAGTAATTCTTACTTCATTACCTTCAAGTATTTCAGGTTTAGCCTGGGCACGAGCAGTAGCAGTATTATTAAGTGTTTGAGTGTCAAGACGATCACTTGGGACAAAAAATACACTTGAGCCTCCAGCAGCAGCGTCCAATCCGGGGAAACCAGCAGGAGGAAGAGCAGCGGCGGTTTGAAGCGATTCACCATTTGGTCTATTAGCTTCGTAGGTAACTTCACATCTATTATTGGCATCGGCAATTATACTTTTAACAACACCTAGGCATCTTGTTAAACTTCCATCTACATTTGTGATATACATAATATCGCCCGGAACAATATACATATCTTTAGGTGACCCTACTGTACAATCGGGTTGGTCACCGCCCGGCAAGACGGCGGGCGGGTTGGCGGCTTTGTCGGTGAAGATACCGAGAGCAATTGTAAAAACACCGAGATTTTGGCCGGCCGTCGTATTAACTACATCATTGTTAGCACCGCCGGTTCCCTTAGTATCATACGTTAAATACAAATTCGGGGTTACCTCTACAGCTCCTACTCCTAACGGAGGATCGAGGCCGGGTAGTCCGGGATAATTTCCAGCCTCTCCAATTAAAGCACCTGTGTCAGCTGCTAACGTACAACTACGGCTAATATTATCAATATTCATAGTAACTCTTAAGCCGGACGTGGCAGTTAATGGAAAAACATTAGTAGCCTTTTCACCAATAATACCCGAACAAGGTATAGGAGCGGATATTTTTACTTGAATTGGTATAGGCGATTGAGTGACGATGCCAGCGGTCCAATCGTTGGGACTTTTGTGGTAAAGTTGATTTCTTAAATCAGCATTTTTACTCATTCCACTAAAAAGTTCTCTTTTAGATTCAACAGAATCATTAGCAGAAAATCCCCATTCCTGAGCACAAAGTACATTCATATCAGAAAGCATTTCAAGTTCAGTGCGACCTGTGCCATCGGAAATTCGCATATCTCTAATCAAACTCCATACACCGGCATTACCATCTGGGCGAAGAGAACCTCTTCCCGTAACTTGAACATTAGCATTTAATCTAATATTTTGAGGATCAGCAAACCCAACATAACTGGGTATATGAAATCTAATTTGAGTATTATTTCTTGTGGTATATTCGGTTTGAACTTCCGGTTTAACGGATACTATTTTTGAAGGTACAAAAACATTGTTGGGATTTGAATTAAACATCTATATATATATATATACTATAATAAATTAAAAATCTTTAAAATTATTTATTATTTGAAATTATAAATAATTGTAAGACGCAAGTCGGCTCTGTAATTATATAAATAAGGGATTTTTATTAAAAAGCTGAATTTGAGGCAGGAAGGGTTGTAACACTATTTTTACCAGCCATAGCGTATCCGCCCTTTGTAATAGAATCAGATAAACCTGTAGCTGTGGATACTAAATGCGTCGGTCCCGAATTACCTGGTCCTTTTAAAAAGCTTGCTATCTCCATTCCCACGCCCGCAATAGCAGCAGCAGGCAAAATAAATTCTGATAATCCTGGAGCAACGGCTTCAGCTGTTTCGGTTCCTTCTATTAAATCTGATACGCCTTCCGCCTCGCCACCAAGCTTACTAGCGGTTTGAGTGGCAGATGCCGCATCGTCAGAAAGACCTCCGCTTATTTCTCCGGGATTTATAGGTTCTTCTGGAACAGGTTCGCTGGGAATAACGCCACCGTCTGATTCAGGTAAATTGGGTAATTCTGAAGGATTACCGAGAGGATCGGCGGCGGCGGCTTCGCTGGGTCCGGCCGCTGCTTGTTCCGGAACAGGGTCTTCTGGAACACCTCCTGATCCAAATAGATCTTTCTCGGGATCGCCCGTTTGGTAACCTCCTGGTCCAAATAGCGATTGTCCAGGAGATTTCTCAGCAAGTGCTTGAGCAAATTCTCCACTACTTACATTTTCACCTCCTCCTACTGTTGCCGATGTAGTTTCCGGCATTCCACCATCTCCAAATAGGTCTCGCTCGGCTGCTTTATTCGCAAGATTAGACATTTCTTGCCCACCCTCTTCCGGTGTCGAGGCCTTGTAGCCAAATCCCGGTTTTTCGGGTATATCGGCGACAGTGCCTTGGGCTTTTGATACAGCTCCTTCCGCCTGGCCCTTCACGTTTGATACAGCTCCTTCCGCCTGGCCCTTCGCCTTTGATGCTACTGCCTGGGCCTGTTCCTGAGCGTTGGCTACTGTCCCCTTCGCTCTTTGAACGACCGCTCCAACATCGTTAGAGGCATCTTGAGCAGCTGATTGAACTTTACCAACAGCTTCATCAAGACTGGCAGCTTTGTTTGCTACATAACCTTTTGCTTTACTAACTAATTTTCCCTTGAGAAAATTTAACGACTTGGAGGCCGCTGGAGCAACAATAGGGAAAGCTATAGAACCAGCTGTCATAACATTTTCTAATTGTTCTTTTTTTTCATCATCGAGTTGTAAGTTATCACTAATTTTTGTTTTCCAATCACTAAAAAATTTATCTCCCTTTTGTTGGGCATATTGCTTAATACCTTCACTACCACTATTAAAAGCAGAAACAGCGTTATTGTAATCGGATAATCCTGACATATATATTAGTTACTTATTTTTTTTTAACATTAACTTTTTTAACCTTCTTTTTATTTTTCATAATAAAAATATCTTTTTCCTTTAGGTTAGGCTTTTCAGCCAGTTTAAACTTAGCTTCAACGGCTCTATTAAACTTAACAAGATTTTTAGGAGATTCTTTAGTTGGGTTAGGTATATCCATTAATATTAAATAATATTTTAAATATATGTATATATATATATATGTCTTTTATACATCTTAGTACTGTTCAGCCCACAACCGGCCAACGCGAAAATACCGAGCGAGAGCCAGCAATGTTTAGGAATGATTTTAAGAATGGAATTGAAATAAAAAAAGGAGATCAAATTGAATTAGTGAATTTGCGTCTTAACTTTGAAAATATAGTAATCACAAGTGGAATAAATGATACTCTTGTGTGGCAAATAGGACCAAGTCCTGCTTTTACTCAACATGTAGTAATTTTAGAAGAAGGTGAATATACTCAAGATGGTTTCGTTACTGAATTACAAAGGGCTTTAAATAAAAGCGTTGTATTGGAATCCATGAAGCCTCAATTAGGCGTCGCCGGAGCTAATGGTAGTATGAATAATCCAAAAAATGCCACCACACCCGGTGGATTTCTTGTCCTTTTTGTAGCAAAGACTCCCTCATCAACTCCTCCTGTGCTTGTAGATTATTATGAAATATCAGTTAATCAGCAGTTGGGCCCACAAAATGATGATACTTTAAATACGCAAGCCAATTTAGCATTCGCAGCAACTCCCCCAACAAATTGGGCTGAACTTGGAACGCGTGTAGCAAATGTTCCTTGGGAAGAAAATGATGTTGCGAATATTACCGAAGGTAATATGGACGATACGGACCCTCTAAAGCAACAGCCATCTACAATAACCTCTACAACAATGGAAAAATTAGTCGCCGATATAGTCGCAGATGGTGAAAGAGCTGATTTACAGACTTTTCAAAGAGAAGGGGCAGCAAACGAATGGGACTACAATTTATTAAGCAGTGTTAAGATGTTAGGTTACGATGGTAGTATAAGACAGTCTGTGGGCGACGATCCTCGGGCTAATGGATTAATCCCTGGGGAAATAACGGGAATATTCGATAAACATGGTAGAACAACATTAAGAATATGTCCAATTTTAGGATTTCAAACCAGTGACTTTACATCGTCCAATTTAGCGGTGCCATCTACACTCACTTTTGGCGCAGGCGAAATCCATCCAGGAACAATTAATCTTACCCCAGCCGCCAAATATGATTTTGAATTTACTGTAACTATTGGTGGGCCCGCAATCAATCCACAAGATGGGTCGGTAAAGGCAGACGGAACTCCAAGAACAGCAGTAACCGTAATATATGGTAAATATTCTGATACAATTACAGATTTAGTAGATACTAATAACTATAATGGTGGTATAAGATTCGCTGCGGGGAAAGGAGATACAGGAACTGGTGGCGAACCAGATGCTGACCCTGATACGGACCCGGAAAGTGTTAATTTAAAATCCGAACTTTGGGGAACTCCTGGGGATAATAGTTTCTTTTATTACAGTGGCCGAGAAGGTTTTTTTAAAGGATTTAAACTGGTCGTGGGGGGCGGGCCTGATGGCTACGAATATTTGAGAATTCCGTGGAACGCGGAGGGCCTTGAGGACGAGGACGATGAGGAGGTAACTCCTTCACTAAAAGCAACAGCCATCGGTATAAGTTATGGAGTATTCCCTACTAAAGTATTAGGGTGGCCAAATGCTCGTTTAGGTTTAAATCGTCGTGCCCGAGTTGTAAAAGATGGTTATATAGCAGAAAATAACTCGGACCCTTACGATAATGGAACAATAGATGCGAGAGGTGGCCACGAATGGGCGGAATACTGGATAGGTATTACTAAAGAAGGTGATGGAGTAGCGCCCCTTGCCGTCGCAGGAACAACAGAACCAATCGTTGAAATATGTTGTCCCCAAAATATTGAAGGAAGGCCCCAATATCCTGACGCAGATTTTCTTGGTAGTGAAATAAAAATGACAAGATATTTCAAGGATCTTACAGGTGTCGCCACCAACCCTACACACGATTTAATACTTGAAATAAAATTAGATAGTTTTAATCATATAACAATGTCTGTAGCCCAAGATGCTTCTCAAGACTTTGAGAGAGGTTCAACTGTATTACCTAAGTCATATGCCACAGGAATTCCAGCTCAATTACCTCCAACTACTGGTTTCACAATTGTAGGGGATACGGACAGCGCAAATGAAGGTCCTGGGGCTGCGTTACCTCTTAGATTAAATAACCAATTAAAAGAATGTAATTTCCCTTATATACCAATGGCTTATCTTAGTAGAGGGGGTCCTTATCAAGCTCAAAATACCCAAGACCAGAATTTAATGAGTTTAACTGGTTATGCTACAATGTATTCATTTGATGGGGCAATAGGTACCGAACAGGTCGCATTAAGAAATCAAAGAATTGTTCAAGAACCAGATATATCTTTAGACAGAGTGTTTTCCGATTATGCCGTTGGAGAGGCTCCAACTGATGAATATACACTGCCTGCTTTTTATAAATTTGGAAGGCTATTACTCAATAGTAACTTAGTGGGTCCAGATAATGACCCTGCTACGGGTATTCCATATGACGAAAGCCAGCAAGAGTTTTGGGATAATTACGAAACACCACAAGCAGCTATGTCAGTACGTGATTTTCAATTAGAACCTAATATAGCTAATTTAGACGAATATTTAGGAATGCGTAATGTAGTATCTAATATAGATGATACAAAAACCACCTCTACTACTATACAATCAGATAACACTCCTAATTCTATTCCAGTAAGTGAAGTATTTAATGTAGAATTATTAAGTGAGCCGGTAAAGTCTCATAATGGGGCTACAAATGATATAGGTAAATCAATTCATACCGTATTAGCAAATAATGTAAGATTAGATTCTGATAATCGCTCATTAAGTTATACACCACCTGTCAGACTTCCTGTTGATCTAAATGTAATGGAAGATAAGACAGTATATTCTTTAACTGTAGCTATAAAAGATTTAAATAATAGACTAATACCTGGATTAAAAGCACCTTCTGATATAACTTTATACAAATCTCAAAGTGAATTAAGTAAATTAGAGAAACAAACTGAAATAATAAGAGATGCTATTGTTGGTAAGAATAATGATAGAAATGATATAAAAATAAGTAATATAGGGATTCATAATCCTATATTAGGAGTAATTCCTAAATAAAATAAAAATAGTAAGACGCAAGTCCGCTCTGAACTATTAGATATAATGAAAAGTTTAAAAAATAGTATATTTTAAATTTTTAAAGATGGTCTCCTACATCGCCTCCGTGTAATAAACTCATGGTCTTTTGGAACTCATCATGTAAGGACGGGAACGATAAACCTGCTTTATCTATTTCAAGAAGGTCATTAATATTAGGTCTTCTTAACACTTTAGCTGGGTCGGCTTGTAAGCTGCCTACGACTCCTAAATCTTTGCTTTTACCACCAAACATTCTTCTCCCTGCCATTTGTGCTTTAAGTTTTACTCCAGCTTTTTGAACGTCTTTAGACACTGTTCCGGGTTTTGTTTTAGCTCTATATTTAGCTTCTTGTGCGTAGCGCTTGCCTGCGTCTTTGGCTGTTTGTTTTGCTTCCACCATTTTACCTTTATGAAAAGCCTTTGTAGCATAACCTGTAAGTTCCCTTCCAGACCTTGTCCTTTGAGGAGCATTATCATTACGTCGATGTGGGGCAGTAGGACGGCGCCGTGGAGCAAGACGCTTTTTTTGGGACTTCGCCGCATTTTTATTAACAGTAGCAATATAGGCTGAAGCCTTTTTATATTCGCTCATATATATATAATTTTATTTTAATATGGTGTACGTCCCCTTTTAATATTATGACCACCTCGATGGAAATCCTTATCTCCTCTTTTAGTAGTAAAATTTTTATCTCCTTTATGTGATTTAGATTTGGTGCCCTTTTTACCTACAGTAAAATGTTTTACACGATTCCTCTTCACGGAACTCTCGTGATTTGGAAAATGTAAATAATTAGCGTTATTGGCGGCAACAACTGCTGGTGTTAATATACCGTTTCTTTGTGCTTTAATAAACTGGTCCTTCATATAAGGTAGGGAACTCTGTATAGTATGGAAATCCATTATAATATATCAGTATATAATAATATGCCTATGCTAAAAAAAAAATATCCAATTCTTGATTATCATGATAAGGAATATCAAAAGCTATATATGAACGTTTATTATTTCCTTAATAGGGATAAATTACTGGCAAGAGCAGCAAGAAGGGTAAATTGTCCAGAGTGTAAAAAAGAAATGCCCTATAGTAGTTTAACTTACCACCGAAATCATACACATAATTGTAGCAAGCCAGTAAAAAAGTTCTTTTCTGTTACAAAAGGTAATTTCAGATTGACCTTCGATTAAAAAATTTGATTATAAATTTTTAATAATATTCTTGTTTCATATAAACAACTAATGGCTGGATTTTTCAACGAGACATTCAAAAAATACGATGATTACATGACTCCCAAATCAGCCTGGGAGGCAATTGATGAGTATATTCCTAAGGATAAAATAGTGTGGGAAGGGTTCTACGGCGATGGGAAATCGGCGGAATACTTGAAAGAGTTGGGCTGTCTTGACGTAATTCATGAAAATATAGACTTTTTCAAATATAGTCCAGTATGTGAGCTGGTTATAACCAACCCGCCTTTTTCAGTTAAGAAGGAAGTATTTACCAGGTTGAAAGAACTTGGCAAACCCTTCATAGTAATTTGTCCGTGTAGCACAATGAATACCCAGTATTTTCGTAAATTGTTTAGCCAAGATGAAAACCCTATTCAGGTAATTATTCCTAAGAAGCGTATTCAATTTAATAAAATGGTAGGTAATGAAATTCAGCAGAGTAAAAACTGTAATTTTGACTGTTTGTATTACACGTGGAAACTAAACCTGCCTCGTGATATTATATGGCTTCCCGATGAAGAATAAAAAAATTTGATTACTAAATTTAAAATCTATGTTAGATTATAGAAAATGATTAAAAATGAGATACCAACCGAATTCCGCAATTTGCTACACAAGTATAATGATAAACTTAGTGAGTCCAGTATTAAGACAAGGTGGTCACAATATAAAACAATTTGTAAAAACTGTGATAGTGATGCTTATAAAAGTCGTGGAATTTCTCCTGATTTTTGGGATAATAATTTACAATCTATTAAGGATTTTATTGAAGGTCTTAAAACAACTGATAGTAAGCAAAACTACACTGTAGTAAGTGTGGTATTAATAAAAGCACTACTTGGAATATTACAGGAGGGCATTGAAGATAAAATTTTAGCACATGGGTTGTTAATAAATCAAAAAGTAAAATCAAAAGAGGAGGATATGAAAGCGATTGATATTGAAATAATAGAATTAGAAGAAACGATTGGACTGATAAATAAAAGCATTGCCAGTCTAAAAAATCATGAACTCTACTTTGGCGGTCAAGTGAGGCTTATTAAAGATAAACGGCAGAAGGAGAAAGATGCTGGTGAAATGACTCAAACCCAGACTGATAATTATATACCGCATGAAAAATTAATGGAAATAATCCACAATGAAAGTGAATTTAGATTAAATGAACTAATAAATAAGGAACCTGGTCAGTTGAATGTAAATGAGATATTAGAGCTACAAGATATAATTCTTGTAAGATTAATGATAGTAGCACCATCGAGGACTGATTTTGGCGATTGTAAAATAATACGTTTAGAGGGAGATCATATTCCTAAAGATAACAACTACTTGTATATGTTAGGTGACGAACCTTATATACAAATCAATAAATGGAAAACGAAGAAGGAAATTGGAAGTTTTAGACGTATCCCCCTTAGTAAAATAGACGGAATGAGCGATACAATAACTAAATATGTAACAAATATACCCAGTAAGCAGTATTTATTTGAGAATTGGAACAGGAAGCGTGAGCTTCAGCCGATGACCAGTTCAGCCTTTAGCAAATATGTAACGAAATGCTTTAAGCATTACGTAGTCGATAAGAATATTAATATAAACTTGTTGAGACATATACTTATTGGTACTAAAAAAAAAGAGATTCATGAATTAAGTGACCTACAAGAGTTGCTCGGACATGGTGCGGATACGCAAAAATCGTATTTACTAAATGCGTCTTAACGCCATAGAATTTTGTCAGCGAAGTAGCTCGGTGTGCCTACCTTAACTCTTGTTTTACCGTGCCTACTCATATAATTTTTTTGTCGTTGCTTATCCTGATGCTTTGTGAAATCAGCATAATTAACGTCTCCGATGCTGGCTAATTTCTTATCGCCTCTGAAAACGTCCAGCTTCTTACCTTTATTTTTACTGGGTTTTACAGTCACGCCGATTTTAGAGGCGTTGCGTTTTGCTCTACTTAAATTGTAGTTACTCATATACTATACACCGTGTTTTTTAAATATGTAATGTCTATGATTTCTGGAGGCTCGTAAGTCTTTTTTATGTTTAGTTTCTTCTTCTGTTGGGTGAATATTCTTCCTGTGGGAAATATACTGTCTTCCAGTTCCAAATTGAAGACTACATATATCACACTTTGTTTGTTCTTTAATAACAATACAATGCTTATACTCCATATGTCTCTTATAATTCTTCTTATGTTTAGAAGTAAAATCACATTCTTCACAATTGTATATTTTAGACATTTTTAACATTATTAATTTAATAATATTTACACTCAAATTTAAAAAAAGAGTAAGACGCAAGTCTGCTCTTAATTTTTAGATATAAGGGAAAGTTTTAAATAGGGTGTTTATTATTACTCGTCGTCGCTGTCCTCACTCTCGCTCGTGTCACAGTATTCGCGGCAATCTATACAAAATAAGACGTCGCCTTCTGGAAACTCGCATATCTTCACATTGTCGTGTTCTTCGGAATTTATCCGGATTCCCTTATGACAGTGCCAACACTCAAGCCACTGCTCATCGTCGTCGCGGATCGCCGCCTGTATGACTGTGGCTGCGCGGGCGCGCTTCTTCAGGTTCGGGAGAATCTTCTTCGGCATCGGCTTAGTCACGGTGATGTTGAGGTTAAGATTCATAATATTCGTGGGGGTTTTGTACGTCCTCTTGCCAGCCCGAAGGCTGGCGGAGGGGTGTTAGTTTTTTATACAACAGGTTTATTAGATAGCATACATGGTCATTTTTTTGGTTTATACATTTATCGCTTACGACGGCGCTGGCGTTGAACCTTCTCCATATCGGCACGGACCATTTGGTCGTAGAGTTCGGCTTCAGTGGGCTTATGCTCATATTCGGTGATGACAAGGGTAATATTGGGCTTGTGGTCAGTTTCCTCAGTCGGCTCAGTGACAGACGTAAGCAGCTCTGCGAGCAGCTGGACGGGCCTCTCAAGTAGGCGTTTCATCTGCTGTTCGGCTTGCCTAATCTGGCGCTTCTTCTTCCGGAGCTGCTTCTCCAACTCAACGGCTTCCGCGCGCTGGGCCTTCTTCAACCTCATAAGGCGAAGTCCTTTATTTCTAACCAATTGACAGGCCGGCGAGTCCTCCTTCGGCGTATAGGTCAGAAAGTGTCCATGACTTACATAGGAAAAGCAGCGCTCCTGTTCGTCCCATTCATAATGAATAAACTGGATAGTGGTCGGTGTAGTCATATAAAGATTATTAACCATAAGTCCATCTTCCCTAAGCTCAATATTTGAAAAGAACTCGCTGCGAATAGCCCAATGAGGACCAAATGCTTCGCCAATAATATTAAGAGGAGTGGTAAGCAGTTTCGCAACAACAGCGAGCCACTTTAGCCTGTCCTCCCACTTTGATGGAATTTTAGCGGAATCAAGGAAAATCGCCGCCATCTGATAATACCCAGCAGGAAACCATTGAGGACAGTATGAGTTTGCTACCCTCTTACACGGGGCCATCGGCTTGTCCATCGCACTGGGAAGGTCATTCACCATCTCCTCGTGGGTCTGTGTATCCGTGTTGGGGTAACGGGTATATAAATCAGGGGGAAAATGTTGAACCGCATCTCCAGCATGAACCCCATCAATCTTTAAGCGGTGAAGACGACAGGTGCCAGACGGAATGTCCGGGCTCTTCGCGCCGTCCCAGAGCTGAGGCTTCCCCACGTAACAAAACTCTTCGGCAGCCTTCTCCCATTTGGTTTGAGACGAGTGTTCCATGCCTTTATCTTTCAATTGCCTACCGATAGTTGAATCCGGACTTATCAAATTTTTCTGTACGCCCTCCTCATGCTGGGCGACGACGGGGTTGTGGGTTTGAGACGAGTGTTCCATTTCTTTATCTTTCAATTGCCTACCGATACTTTCATCAGAGGTAATCAAATTTTTCTGTCGTCCGATAGATAGACAGTCGTCTCAAGAACCAGAGAGCCAGGCGGAAACCCAGAGAGGATTATGGAGTTGAGAGAATATACCTATGGTATATTCTCTCAACTCCATAATCCTCTCTGGGTTTCCGCCTGGCTCTCTGGTTCTTGAGACGACTGTCTATCTATCGGACCACAGAAAAATTTGATTACCTCTGATGAAAGTATCGGTAGGCAATTGAAAGATAAAGGCTTGTAACACTCGCCTCCAACCCACTCAGGTAGCAAGACGACTGTCTATCTATCCGACCACAGAAAAATTTGATTACTTCCGATTCAACTATCGGTAGGCAATTGAAAGAAAAAGACATGGAACACTCGTCCAACAACCAGACCAACGAAGGTGGCAGCGCTGCGGCAGCGGGCACGCAACCCTCGTCTCCAACCCACACCTCCGCTCTCGAGCCAGAAAAAAATTTGATAAGTCCGGATTCAACTATCGGTAGGCAATTGAAAGATAAAGACATGGAACACTCGTCCAACAACCAGCCTAAGAAGAAGAAGCTGTTCAGGAAGCCAGTGGGCGCGAAGGTGCGCCGCGAGCGCGCCGCCGCCCGTAAAATCCAGGCTCTCCTTCGGGCTTACAACATTCGTAAGCAAGGACTGCTCTTCAGCCTCCGTCGCCGGCTCCGCGCCGCCCGTAAAATTCGCTCTCTCGTTCGGGCTCACAACCTTCGTAAGCAGGCCCAGCCCGAGCCCGAGCCCGAGCCCGTCGTCCAGCCCGAGCCCGAGCCCGAGGCATGCGGCATCTGTATGGACGCGACGGAAGGACTCGTTTCCGATTGTGGGATTTGCTCTACCAAATTCTGTAAGACGTGTATCAACCAGCATCAGGCCAATTCGCCGGCTGCGAAGGGGTGGTTCAAGCCCAATGACGACGGTACAACTTCTACGGTGTTGGAGACGTATGATTGTGCCTGCTGCCGGTCGCTTTCGCTCTGGCGCCGTCGCGGGAACACGGTCGTCCGCAAACCTAAAAAAACTCAACGTGCTCCGTCCGCCCAGTGCCCCGCCTACATTTGGCGGGCCGGTGAGGAAGATATGACTCTATGTGACTTCAAATGCTCCGACGGCCAGTTTTGTAAGCGTCATCAGGGTTCCGTTGAGCGCCGCCAGGCTCAGGAACCCATTCCGGCCAACGGTGACGCGACACTCGTCGGGAAGCACTGGGCACCTACCAAGCAGGAGATTGATGACGGCTGTTACAAGCCCATTTATCACGACTATGATACCGACCAATATTACGTGCCATGGTTCTCTCCCGGTGAAACCTTTCGCGTCGCGTTTTCCGCTCAGATAGCCCAGATCGAGGAGCAGGAGGAAGGCGAGTTTGAACTCTCGCGCTTTCCCAGCAAGAGGCACGGTAAGGTTCCCAAGCTGCTGAAGCAACAGTTCGCTGACTGGGACCCTGCTATTGCCTCCTACATCACATCGATGCGTGCCTGGCAAGTCTAAAAAACTATAAACCAAAAAAATAACACATGTATGCTTATCTAATAAATCCTGTTGTAACTAACTAACCCCTCTCTGTTCTAAAAAAACTAACACCCCTTTTTACAATTATCTAATAAACACCCTATTTTAAACTTTCCCTTATATCTAAAAATTAAGAGCGGACTTGCGTCTTACTCTTTTTTTTATTTTATTTACTCAATATATAAATGATTTATGTTATTAATCTTAAACATAGAAAAGATAGATTATTAAGTATTACTAATCAATTGAAATATAAAGACTATAGAATTATTGAAGCTATTGATGGTACTAAACTATATGAAGATTTAGAGTATAGGGAGGAGGTTTCAAAGGACCTTGATATACCTTTATGCTTCTTTCAGGAGGAATGGATTAATAGTAGAAGTAACTTTGCTACTATGAGTAACCGCATTGAATATAAATACCGTATTCTTTCTTGCTTCTGTTCGCATCTTAAAGCTCTTAAAACTGCTTCTGAGGAGAACCTACCTAATCCTCTTATCATGGAGGACGATGCTGTTATAGTTGATCCTGATTTTTTAGATTTTGAATTACCAGATAATTTCGATATAGTACACATAAGCCCTTTATTCAATCTTACTGATTATGATAATATTGATATTAATGGTGGATTACAACAAATTAATCTTAACTATCCTCCTTGGAGCACCTGTGCCTACTTTGTTAAAAATCCTCAATTAATTCACAGCATGTTATATTCTGGATTTAAACACGGGAAGGGTAAAAGGAAAGCTAAACAAATGGACGGAACATCTAAAATTATTATTAGTTCAATGGATAGCTGGTATAAAAACAATGTTTTTTCTTTCAAAAATTCCTACTTTGTAAAACCAGTTTTAATTAAACATGATGATAACTTCGGTAGTGATTTAGGACATACCTACAAAAAATGTTGGAAGTCACAATAATTATTAATTCAGAAAAATGAATTATTAATTACAAATTCTTTATACAGCTTTTCTTAAGATAAGCTACTATACTAAGCCGGTTAAAATACCAACCCTGAGTAATGTCCTGTGCCGAATATTTACCTACTATTTTAGTAGGTTCTTTTGCTTCCAACGGAGAGTTACAATGAAGGTATGATTGCGTGTTACATAGTATAATATCGCCATCGCGTATATTAAACGCCATCTTAAATTCAGGTAGGAGGAAATGCCCTCCTATATAATCGTTTTTGTTTTTATAATCTTCCACAACAGTCATACAAGCAAATAAATCATCTCCATTATTCGCATCATAATGAGTGGCAGATTGCCATGAACTATTTATTGTTACCGTTGAAAAAACACTATTTCCGATACGATAATCGTCATTTATTTTATTATCTAATTTTTTCCATTTATCTAAATCCAAATCCTTAAATAAGTCACTCATCTGATTTATCAGTGGCTTACTATGCTTATATCTTTCCGGGTAGTCAATACAATATTTTGAAAGGTGTGTCCCACTTAGTTTATTTCCGCTTCGTATCGGTGTATCAATATATCCTAATACGTTACTTTTAGCCAGGTTACAAATATGGGTCTTACTTTTCTCACCATCTCTCCTATAATAATACGTTCTGTATTTCATCGTTTTATATAATTTTCCTACAGTGTGTCGTAGCTTTTCTCGATCTATTATTCCCGCACTGGCACCCCGGTTTTCTTTTTTACGATTTGCTAATACTCTTGTGGCATCTACAAAATCATTTATATTTTTATTTATTTTTTTTTTTCTAAATTTTGCTACCAATTCACCCGAGTCCGCGTCATATAAATCACAGTCGTTATTAATAACATTGTAGTCTTCTATATTATTTACAAATTCCCCCGCTTCTGGAATATTATCTTTCATTGGAGAAGAGTGATAAATTTCTAACATTCTACTATAACAGTAGAAATTTATAATGGGGAAAGAACAAAAACAACTAACACGTCACCTGGGCGGGCAACAAGTAGAAAAATGCCAATAAAAATACTTGTTACAATATACGCATAGAAAATAATTTTCAACATTGATACGAAAAAAAATTTGATTATAAATTTTCTCTGTTAATATTAATTATAAAATGAACAACAACTTACAAACAATACAACAACCCCCCTGTGTAGCTGACAAGACTACACCTATTACTACTAGCTTATCCTTAAATAAATATACATTTAAACAATATTACTCAGTAAAAAAGGTCCGCCATTTAATTAACCTGGGCGATGCTTTAATTGACCAGTTTTGGGAAGCTCAGGCAGAAGACCAGAATGGTGAAAAATACGATTTAAAAGCATATACTTCTTCCCTTATGAACCATTTTAAAAAGGATTTATCGCCCTTGATTTCTAAAAATATCAACGCCGAATTTATTGAAATGGAAGCTAAATACCTACAACGCCAAAAAGGACGAATGTATAGTGTTAGAGGGACCTTTACCCAGCAAGATTTACAATGTAACCTTCGTAAATTCCTTAGCGGAGATTTAACTATTGACCTTGATATATCAAAATGCCACTGGAATATAGCTCTTCAATGTGCCGCTAAAATAAATGAAGACCTACCTTTGATTAAATTATACCTCAGTAATCCTAATAAATTTATGGATAAGCACAAAGTTAATAAAATTGATTTACTTAAACTTATGTATATTGATAAATATTCCTCTAAAAATACTTATCTTATGCTCCTACATAATGAAAAACAAGAACTTTTTAATAAACTTATTGAAACAGAAGATTTCCGGAAATACAACTTCCAACCTACTGTCAATAGTAAAAAAAAAGGCAATCCACTTAGTTCGATTGTAAGCCAATACTTTCAAACAAAAGAACATGAAATACTTGAAATAGTAATTAAAGAACACCCCCTTGCGATTAGCATTCCTATGTTCGATGGTGCTAATTTCTTCAAACAGTATGTAGAAGATTATGGAGGAATAGATGCCTTTTTAAAACACCTAAATG